ATTATAAGAAGAATATAAAGATGATACTAAAAAAACTTTTGATCCTCTTACACTTTCATCTAATCCGTGACAAAATTCTCCATCTGAAAAAACTTTAAAATCACTTTTACTCAATTCAATACCATATGAATCTGCAATTTTTTTAGCTAAATAAACAGATTTTGAACTTGAAAATATTTTTACTGACATAGTTTAATATAATTAATTGAAATTTATAGATTAATCTAAATTAAAAGTTTTTTATTTCTAATAATTTTTGTTTTCTTATCATAGGACTTGATATAAAATATTTCGCAAATATGATGTTACATTCTTTCTCTTCACTTATATGATTAAGAATATCTTTACATATTTCTAATCCTGCATTAATATATGATATATGTGAATTTATATCAATTTTTTTAATAATTGAATATTGATTTATAGGATAATATGGCTCATATTTATTTGCAGTATTAGTACCAAATACAAGATCAAAAACTTTTTTACCTTTATCGTTTCTAATATAATCTTCATACGGCATTCCAAAATGTTTCATATCATGTTCCAGTTCTTCGGCTTTCTTATTATCAACAGAAATTTTAATTTTGATGTATGCAGTATCTATAGTTTCTTTAACTTCTGGAATTGATAGAACATTATTTATAATAATTTTAATATTATCATTAAATTTTGCATTCTTCCAATCACCATATGATTCTATATCATTATCTGATATGATATAACCATTTTTATATTCATAATCAGTACCAGTAGTACATAATAAATTATTTGCAACTGATTTTCTATTTGGATATAATATATTATACTTAAATTCTTTATTATTTAAACAATCAACCCAATCATCAAATGTTTTATCTGGCTTACTTAACATTAAATCAAATTTAGATAATTCTTTACCATTTGTAATAAGATTATAAAAATCATACCATCCATTTTGAATTACGTCTTCATCTTCAACATGCATACCCCAAGCAGAATATATTAAATTTTCAATTTCATCTGTTTTAGGTTCACATTTTTCAATTTTATATTTTGGATTATCTTCACATTCACTACCTTCATTTATTAATCCATGATAACCCCAACACATTCTACCAGAATACCATAGTGTATTATAAATATATCCAAGTTTCGCCAGTTGTGGTAAATTTTCAGGTTTTGTTAAATATTCCTGATTATCTTTTATGATATTCAATATTACATTAATTACTTTTTTCTCAAATTTGAATTTCATAAGATTTTTTGATTATTATATTCATCAATAGATACTTCTTTCCAATCTTCTGGAAATTTTTTTAATAGTTCACTAACTTTAATAGCTTCACCATCACAATTTTCATCTTCTGAATAAATTTCACCTTCTTCATACCAAGCATATCTCATAGGATTAATATCTTCAGATTCTTTTAATTTTTCTTCGTCTGTAAGATTATCCATAAATTCATCCTTATTTTCTATAAGAAAATTAGATATTAAGGTAGAATAATCATAAATCAATTTATAATATTTCATATCTATTTTATAATTAACACTACAAATATACGGAATATTATTTGAAACAACAAATAAATAAGTAGATAAAATAAACAAAGTATGTTATTTTTCATAAATAAAATAAAAGTAAAATTATGGCAAACCCTACACTTCATGGCTATTTTGGAGGCAAAAATAAGATTGGAACTTGGATACAAACAGTTATACCAAAGGATATTAAAAGATACGTAGAACCTTTTTCTGGTTCTTTCGCTGTTTATTTTCTAACAGATTTATTAGATAATACTGAAATTGTATTTAACGATTTAAATAAAGATCAAGCAAATTTATTTGCATGTTGCAAAGATCATGAGAATTTTTATAAACATCTAAAATATGAATTAGAAGATGTTAATGGTAAATTATATTGCAAAGAAACCGATGACGCTCTTATTAAGACTCATTATAAAGAATTGTATTATACTTTAAAGAAAGGAAATTTTAGGAATGAAAGTTTTAATTTACATGATATGGATAGAGCATCATATTATGTTTTCCTTTTAACTTCAGCATTTTCTAGTTGTTCATATACTGCTGCTGGATTTAGTGGATTTAAGTTAAAGACATTTATGAGAAAACTAGAAAATAAACAATTACAAAGCAAATTGTCAAAAATTGATGAAGTTGAATCATTAGGATATGAGGAAATTATAAATAAATATGATTCGGAAGATACATTTATGTATTTAGATCCACCATATAATTCAGTTGAGAAAAAAGGCTCTGATGACGCTCGTTCAGGTTGGTATGGTACAAAAGATGAATTCGGTCAATCCGATCATATAAAATTATTAGAATTATTAAAAACTACAAAATCAAGATGGGCATTATCTTATTATTATTTTCCTGCCTTAGAAGAACATTTACCAAAAGATAAATTTACGTGGTTGGAAAAAGAATTTTTTAGATCATCTGCAAGTTTTTCTGAAACAAAGAGTACAAAAGGAAATGAACTATTAATTTTAAATTATGATCCAAATTTTATTGGTAATAATACAGTAGCATCAGAGAAATTAGTTGATGAAATAGAAGATGCTAATGATGGAGCATTTATTGCACCATTAAAAATAGAAAATTCTGCTCTTTATGGTATAATGTCTAAACCTATTGTTGAAGAAACTAAGATAGAAACACCTAAAGATGATATAGATGATTTTTGGTTATAAATATAAAAAATATAAATATGAGTTTAGTAGATAAATGGAAGCCTATATTAGAGTCAATTGGAATAAAAGATAAAAATAAGTATGATATTATTTCTTCATATTTAGAAAATTCTAATGATGTTAGAATGTTAATATCTTCAAGATTATCACCAATGTATTCAATAACATCTACATCACAGTTGTCAAATTTAGATAAGTTGAATAATGATATGATGAGATTTGAATTACTTATTTTTTCTAAAATAAATATAGATAATAAAATGATAATGATAAGAGGTGTGAATGATAATAAATTAACATTTTATAATCCTCATCCAAGTGAAAAGTATTCATTATCCATTCAAAGAACACAGGAAGATTTCAAAACTGTTAGAAAAGATAAAATAAATAATCTTAATAATTTAGAAAATTTAGAAATAGAAATAACTGATAAATTGTTAAAAATAGCAAGTAATATTATAATTACTGATATTAATGATAGACTTTCTGAAGGACAAATATTGTATATTGATGAAACACTTATTAATATTATAGATATTTCTACTTCTTTATATAATCCATCTATTCAGTTCATTGCAAAATATGATATAATATGAAATATATAACATTAGAAGAATTGAATTTAACTGTGAATGATTTTAATATAGAATATGTTGTGAGAGATTCAAGAACTAGTATTATAAAAATTAATAATGTTAATACTTATTTTACAATGGATAATGATAAGTTTCAATATTTATCATATAATGGAATTGATACTAAGGCTATTCTAACATCAGAAGCAATTAATTGGTATATAAATAATAAACAATTTATAAGAAAATTAAAATTAGATAAAATAATGAATAATCTTTGAAATGAATTATGATGCTGTGCTATGTGGTTTAACATATGAAGAACGTGAACACGTTGAAAAATTAATAGATCAAATCGAATATAATGACTCTAATGAAATTATAAATCAATGTTTAGTTCCAATATTTAGATATTTAGTCACCAGAATTCTTGAAAAAGATACAAATTACTTAATTAAAGAGAATAGAGAATTGTTAATCAAACTAATTAATGTTAAAAACATAACAACAAGATTAATATCTTTAGTTACAAATTTTTTACCAATTGCAAAAAATATTATCCAAATGTTGATATACAAGCAGAATCAATTTTATTATTTTGCCAAAATTATTTGAATGATCTACTAAAGAGAATAGAAAAAGATAAAAATTTAGTTCTAAGAAAATTAAAATTAGATGAAATACAATATGGTAAGAAAAGATGAATATGTAATTGCAATAAAAAATAAAAGAGGATATTGCACAAAAGATATTGTATATAAAGTTTTTGATATTATAGAAAAAGGTACAACTAATGATAGTTGGGGAATTCATATAGAATATTCAGAAAATTATTATTTTATTATACATAATAATAAATTCACATTTGCAGAAACTAAATATTTTAAATCTGTTGTTAAATATAATAGAGAAATAAAAATAAAAAAAATAGAAAAAAATTATGAACGTTAAAATTGTAAATAAATCAACAAATGTATTACCAAGTTATGCAACATTAAAATCAGCAGGAATGGATTTGATGGCATATATTGAAGATGGTAAAGAAATAGAATTAGATCCTATGGGAAGAATTATGATTCATACAGGATTATATATTCAATTACCAGATGGTTATGAAGCTCAAATACGGCCAAGAAGTGGAATGGCAATTAAACATGGTATAACTGTTATAAATACACCTGGTACAATTGATGCTGATTATATTGGTGAAGTTTGTGTATTATTAATTAATTTATCTCTTAAAACATTTATGATAAATAATGGTGATAGAATTGCACAAATGGTTATTAATAAATTTGAAAAATGTGAGGAATGGGATGTTGTTGAAGAATTAGAAAAAACTGAACGTGGTGAAGGTGGCTTTGGTCATACAGGAACTAAATAATGGAAATATCAACATTCATATTATCAGCCGTTGAAGTACTAAAAAAATGCTTTGGTGGTATAGAAATTGAAATTCTGGATATCGAGATGATAAGACGGTATCCAGATAAAAATCAGTTTGCAGAAGATATATTATATAGTGGTATCGGTTCACTAAAAATGGCAGAAAGTTTTATGATTGATATAATTGGAGATGATCTTCCTTTAATAATTAAAAATTTTGAAACTTTAAAAAGAAAATTAAAATTAAAAAAAATAAATGAACTTGACATCTAAAAAAATACAGGTTGTAACAAGAAAAATTAATACAATTTGTACAAGAGAGATGATAAGTGATTTAATAAAATTAAAAAGTTTAGATAGTATGTTTTATGAATATAGATATGATAATGTAGATGAAACTTTAATAATAGAAAAGTATTTTATCGTTGATTATATAGAAGGTGATTATATATACTATATAATGACTGAAAAAACGTTAAGAAAAATAAAACTGTTAGTTATTTCTCAATCTGATATATCAGAAATATTAAGGAAAATAATTAAAGAGTCTGTTTATTCTTCTGTGTCTGAAGCTTTAGAACGTAGATTAAGTAGAGAATTGGCAAGTCAAATTGATAGAGAAATATTAAAAACATTAATGTCAGATTATGTTAATTCTTAAAAAAAGGATTATCTTTTAATGCATCAAAATTTTTCTCTATTTTTTCACATGTTTTTATAAAGTTTGCTACTTCTGCTATATCTAAAGAAAACCATTCTCCATTTTTTTTGCAGTAACTATAATGTTTGTGTAATGTTTTTTCCAACAGTTGACCATAATAAGATTTATAACTATTGAGTTCTTTAATTTTGTGTGGATTTCCTGTTTGTAATTTTTCAATTCTTTTTTTAACCGAATTTTTCGTATATCCTATTTTATATAACGTTTGATCGTCATTTACACATTCTAATAAATATATAATATTCATTTACTATTTTTATTTTTTCTATTTTCTTTTAATCTTAATTTTTGTTCATCTGTCCATTTATATCCTTTATTGCTTTTCATATTTATACGGTTTTTACTTATTAATTTTTTAGCTTCCTCTGTATGTTTATATCCTTTTGCGTTTGAATTTCCTTTTAATTTTTCTGAGATTTTTAATTTTGTTTTATCAATCATTATTTGACCTGTGTGTGATATACTTAATATTTTTTTCTGATCATCAGTTAATTTTCTACCTTTATTAGAATCACTAATTTTTTTCTTATGCTCTTCGGTAAAATGATCTGGTGATTTTCTATTTGGATGTTTTTTACCTTTATTATAATCACTTATTTTTTTCTTTTGCTCGTCAGATATTTTTCGTTTATAATAGTCCGGATTAACTAATTTTTTTAATTCTCTTGTTTTAATTTTTTTTTCATTTATTTCTATTTTTTCATTTTCATTTTTCATTAATATAGTATTTCCACCAGTACCTCCAATGGTTAGATTATAACCGTTAGGTGATATTGAATTTAAATTATTAATCCAAAAAATTTCTTTTTGATTTAGTTCTGTCGTAGATATACATATTTCCAATATTTCTTTTTTGAAATTTTCTTTCCCGTGTTTCAGTATTGCTCTTTTTATTAATAATCCTGATCCAAAATAATTAGGATTATTTTTTTCATCTTTACCAATATATATTTTATTATTTAATAAATTTATTATTTTATATATTATCATAATTTTTATTAGTATATATAAAAAAACAACGTTCTACCTTTTGATTATATTTTGTTTCAAATTCCTGTTTGTAAATAACTTATTCTTAGTCTTATAGAATTTTTTGGGGTATCCTATTTTGTAAAAATATTCAGTGAAAAAACTATATTTGGTCTAATAAATATACAAATCCCATAATTAATATTATTTTATTTATATAGTATTAATTATGGGTTGATTATTTAAATATTATATTTAAGTGCAGATATTTCATGAGGTTCTAATTTTCTAATTATTTTAGACTCTGGTATCTCAAAATAATAATTATCTGGATCATAACCTAATTTAACGACTCCGTATATCATTTTATTCTTATTTACTCTTAGTTCATCAACAAAAGGTTTTCTAACAAAAATAATTTCTACTATTTCTATAGTATTTCCTTCTGTTTCATTAATTTCAACAACATCACCTTCTTTATATTTTAATTTATCTTTAATATCTTGTGACACTTTTTGATTGTCAAATAAAATTCTATCTTCGTAAGTAGATTCTTTTATAAAATTAACATAAGATTTCATTTTAATTTGTATCTTTAATGTGATGAATACTTCTATTTGTTCTTGGATCTACAATAATATCGCCTCCTAATCTTCTTTTAGCATTATACTCTTCTGCTTTACTGGGTGTCTCAACTATTATATTACCAGGTATTTGTTTTAATTTACCTTTTGGTTTTTCAGAAACTTCTAAATCTGTCTCGTCTATATTTATATCAATAAAACTATCTTCAAGATCTCCAACGGATTCTACAAATTTTCCGAACGTTTTTATTTTTTTCATATTATTATATTCTTTTTTTTCTTGTTGTATTTTAGGCTGAGAAATAGATTGTTGTGCAAATGGTTTTGTGCTATGAACTTTAACTTGATCAGTTTTTTGTACAGGTGTTGGTCCGGTTGTTGGAACTACCTCTTTTTGTACTTCTTTAGCTTTTTCTTTTTCTTGGTATTCATCACCAGTATATTCTATTACTTTTGGATCTATTTGAATATCAATAAATTTTCCACCTCTTATTTCACCCGCCATTATTTTTCCTTTAAAGAAATTGCCTTTGTATATAATACCAGACACAAAAGTTCCATCTCTCCAAACACCATTATACCAGACTCCATTTTGCCAAGTGCCATATTTCCATTCTCCATCTCGCCATACACCAAAATACCAATCTCCATTATACCAAATTCCAGCATTCCAGACTAGTGTATCTTGAAATATTTCAAGTCTAGCATTTTTTATTTCAGCATTGACCATCCAACTAAATTTATTCTTTATTAGAATTTCATCAATTTTCCATTGCTCAGTATATGTTTTTCCATCATATTTTAATTCAGAATAACGAAGTTCACTCATTTATAGAAAATGTTTTTTGTTTATATATAAATTTTTTTAATTGACAATCTTCATAGATTGTATTTTTGTGATGATGTATAAAATTCAAATTCAGAAGCTGTTTCTAATGTATCTTTGTAATTTTTTAACATTTTTTCATACCATGGAGTTGTATTTTTTTCAAAATCAATTTTAACTTTATTGTATAATTTAATATAAAAATCAGGATCGTATTTATATAATTCATTTGGTGTTAGAAATTTTATGTTATCAAACTCTTTTTTTGTATAGCTTACATTCCATCCCGTAGGTTCTGATATTTCACCACTTTTCATAATTGTAAAACTCTGACCTTTTGGAGATATTATTGATGTATATGATGGATAATTTTGATTTTTAATTATATTTGTTTTTAGACTAACTTCTATATTAGTTACTAAAACAATATTAAATAAACCTTTAATAAATGAATTTTTGTAATTATTAACATCTTGTATGAAAAATTTACCAATACATTGTTCATCATAGATACTATCTTCAAATATTTTAAAATTTGTTATCATATTAAGTATATATTATTTTTTATTTTTAAAAAATTTAAAATAGAACTCATATTATATAATATATAATTAAAAAATAATCATAGTCATATGTTAGATAGTGTTTTTATTGATAAATCAACAGGAGAACAAGTTAAAATAGTAAATGAAGATACAAATTTTTATGTATTAGATAATAATGTTAGAATTAAAAAAGATATTTTCCCTAAAAGATATAATCAAAGTGTTGAGGTTGATCCAACATCATTTTTTCAACCAAGTTTTTCAACTAATGATCCATTATTAAATCTTGCTAATAAAATTAAAAATTTGGATAGTAGTAAGGTACCTGAAACAGATACAACTGGTACTAAGATAAAATATACTGAACCAGTAGTCATATCTGATAATTCGATGTCACAAATGGCAGCAAAACCACAAACAGAGTCAAATATACCATTATCATCAGAAGAAAAAAAGGCTATGTTGGAAGAATGGAGAAGAACACAGCCAGGTGCTCAAATACCTGAGATACAGGATAAAAATTGGGATGATGATAGATTTTTAAATGGAGATAAGCCTATTGTTGTTAAAGAGCCAGAACCTAAGGTAGATCCAATACAAATGATGTTTAAAATGTTTAAAAGCAATTTCCCAGTTACATTAAATCTTGAAATTGTTGAAAATATTCCAAATCCTAATTTTATTGGTATGATACAGGAAAATGTTGATGCTGATGCGGTAGAATATTATGCAAATTTAATATCTGATAAGTTATTAAAAGATCCAGAGAAACTAAAAACTGAAATATACAATCAGCTTAAATGTATAATAAATAAAGAATTAGGAGTATAATAAAAATAAATATTATGAAAATGAATACAAAATATGAATATAGTAGAAAAATCAGAGAATATGAAATGAAAATTATTAAGATGTCCGGATATTTAACTGATTATTATATTGATAGAGCAATAGAATCTGATGATTTCTCTAATATTTCAGGATTTTTAATTGATTATTTTTCAGGAACTGTTGGTAAACCATTTGATGTTGGATATTTAGTATCTAAATATAAAGAATTTGGATTAAATGAAAAAATTGAAGATATGGATTTTGATGTAGAAGAATGGTATAAGATTAAATATGAAGTAGATAGACCAGAAACCTATAATACAGAATCTGAATTCACTATAAAAATGAGTGAAGAAGAATATATACAATATTTGATTGACAATAGAAAAAAAGACACAGAAGAATGATAGCAGAGCAATATATTAATGAAGGAATAAGAATACGTAAGAGTTATATTCTAAATTTAAAAGAGATAATAAAACAAGAACCTGCAATTTTTGATAGAAAAAAGAATTTTGAGGAATTAAGAGAAGAAATGGAAACTGTTGTTAAATCAGATTTAAATGAAATTAGAAAAACGTTAGAACTTAATAATAAATTAATATCACTTGAAAAAGAAATTAAATCAATACAATCTATAATTAGACCATATTATGATACTATTGAAAATTTGAAGAATGATAGAGATAGATTATATTTGGCAATAAAAGGAAAATATCCAAATATAACAAGTGAACAAATTGAAAAAGAAATAATGTCAAGAGTAGAAGAATAATTTTGAAAATAGAAAAAACTTTAATTTAAAAATAACTATATAGATTATAAGTTCTTTTAAATATTGGGGGTGCCTGGAATTGACAGTATTGTATAATAAGGTTATTGGCAAGTATCGCATTGTCTAAGTTAGCGATTAATAAATTAGTGGGTAAAAAACAATAAATGGCGAAGCACACACGCATATCGTTACTTCAAACTCAACAATGTCAGTTGCTGGAACTGTAGTTGAAAGAGAAGTTTCCGTAGCCTAAACAAACGAAAACCCAGAAAATCTTTTTAGTGGACTATTTTGAGATTATCAAAAATGTGTATGGACTTAATAATTACCATAAAAATTATGTATTTTTGTTTCTTTTAGAAAAAAGAGAATAAACTTGTAGAAGATGCCGAAAGACTATATTGAACATGGGTTCGAGCCCCATCACCTCCACTAACAAAACCATAAAAGTTTATAAAGCTATCATTTGATAGCTTTTTTTTTAATTTTTAAATGAGTATTTTATTTTATATATATAGATAAATATTTTTTTATATGTTAAATACAATAAGAACAAGTAGATATTTAAAAGGCAAGCAAATAAATAAAGAATTTTCTAGAAATTTTTGGGATAGATTAAAATTACAAGGTTTATCATCAAACCAAATGAATCTATTAATTTACGATATTTTAATTGAGACTATAACGTCGTACTCAAACTCTATATCAGCAACAATTGATACCAAAGATCAAAATGCTGTTGTAACTGTTGAATATGGTTTAACAACAGAATACGGTTCAGAAATTCCAATTACAGAAGGTGTGATTAATGGTATCGTTTCAATTACCGCAAATTTAATACTTTAATATATGATATTCACAGGAATAGGGGCAGGCACGTTAGTTGATCCATATCAAATAACTACTGTAGCTCAATTTAAAGAAATGGATGGATATGGCATAAATTCTGCCGCATTCACCGGAATAGGACTAAATGATGCAGTAGCATCTGGTGTCTACACCGGAAATGGTTCAGGTGATTATACTATCACCATAACAGAAACAAATACTTTCAAATGGAAAAAAGGCTTG